CCCCACCAAGGGCCGCCTCACCGCCGCCGAGGACGACAAGTCCCGCATCAAGCGCCAGGCCGCCGCCCTCAAGGCCACGCGCGAGGCGCGGGTCGAGGCCGGCCAGGTAGTCACCCCGCAGGGCATCGCGGCGCTGGTCGCCAAGGCCGTGGCCGACGCCCTGGCCGCGCAGCCCGCCAAGTAAGCCCATGTTCGCGGCCGACCTCCCGCTGTTCCTCGCCGGCCCGCCTGGCGAAGACGTCGTGGTCGCCGGCCGCCCCCTGCGCGCCCTCTTCGACGCCGCCTACGCCGACGTCCTCGGCGTGGCCGGCATCGCCCCCGCGCTTACCTGCGCCTCGGCCGACGTCGCGCACGCCGTGCGCGGCAGCGCCGTCACCGTGCGCGGCGTGGCCTACACCGTGGTCAACCTTCAACCCGACGGCACCGGCGTCACCGTGCTGATCCTCGAGCGCGCGTAAGCCATGGCCGATCACGTCTGCCTGCAACTGCGCAACGCGGCCATCGCGGCGCTCACCGGCCTGCCCACCACCGGCCCGCGCGTCGGCGCCGTGCAGCGTCACCCGCTGCCGGCGGATGCAATGCCTGCGCTGTCGGTCAGCGTGGTGTCCGACACGTCGCCCATTGGCGTCGTCGACATCGCCCGCACCATCGTCGAGCGCAACCCCCGCCTAGAGGTCATCGCCTGGGCCGCTGGCTCCGGCGACCTCGAGGCCCTGCTGTGGCAGATCGCCAAGGAAGTCGAGCCGGTGCTCGGCGCCAAGATCATCGTCGGCGGGCGCACGGTCGAGCTGACCTATACCGAGGCCGGCATCTTTCTGGAGTCCGGCCTCGACACGCCGCCCTCGCGCCTGGTGCTGGGCTACACGGCGCAGATCTGGAACCCGGTCTCCGACCCTTCCGCGTTTGCCTTCAACTGATCTTGTGCGCCTCCCTCCTTCTGCGCGTCTCCTGCGCCTGGTGACCTCATGACCCCGCCCGATCCCGTCGCGCTGCCGCCTCTGTCGGCCAGCCCGGCCCCGCTGCTCGCCGATCCCGCCCCCGCGCCCGTCACCGTGTGGCCCGCGGCCGGCGGCCGCTATGTGCGCGACGCGCTCACCGGCGCGCTGCTGCCCGACCCCGAGCCCGAGCTCGCCCCCACCCCCGCCCCTGAAGGACCCTGACCATGCCCCGCATCATTCGCAACACGGCCATCCTGGCCAAGGTCGAGACCACCTACAAGACCGATGCGGTGCCCACCGGTGCCGCCAACGCGATGCTGGTGGCCAACATGAGCATCAACCCGCTCAACGCCAACAACGTGCCGCGCGACCTCGTGCGCGGCTACTACGGCGGCAGCGAGCAGCTGGTCGGCACCGCCAACGTCGAGGTCAGCTTCGACGTCGAGCTCGCCGGCGCCGGCGCGGCCGGCACCGCCCCCGCCTGGGGCCCGCTGCTGCAGGCCTGCGCGTACGCCGAGACCATCTCCGCCGGCAACCGCGTCGAGTACAACCCGGTGAGCACGGCCATCAAGTCGGCCACCATCTACTACTACCTCGACGGCACCCTGCACAAGCTGCTGGGCGCGCGCGGCACCTTCCAGCTCAAGGCCGACATCGACACCGGCCGCCCCGTGCTGAGCTTCCGCTTCGTGGGCATCGACGGCGGCACCACGGCCGCGTCCAACCCCAGCATGACGCTCAGCGCCTGGAAGACGCCGGTGGCCATCACCGACGCCAACACCGTCGACATCACGCTGGGCTGCACCTACGCCACGGGCGCCCTCAGCGGCGGCACCGCGTTCACCAGCAAGGGCCTCACCCTCGACGCCGGCAACCAGGTGGTGCACACCCCGCTGCTCGGCGCCGAGAGCGTCGACATCACCCAGCGCGAGATCACCGGCCAGTACGCGCTCGACCTCACCGCCGCGCAGATGGTCACGCTGATGACCGACATCAAGGCCAACACGCCCACCTCGTTGGGCTACCAGGTGGGCATGACGGCCGGCAACATCGTGCTGCTGTACGCGCCCAACGTGCAGCGCATCAACCCGCGCGTCGAAGACCGCAACGGCATCGCCCTGGTGGCGCAGGACCTGCGCCTGCTGCCCAGCACCGCGGGCACCGGCAACGACGAGCTGATCATCTGCGTCAAGTAGCCCGCCCATGATCAAGCTGGCTCCCTCGCCCATCTTCACCCTCAAGCTCGTGCTGCGCCCCCCGGGCGAATCCAAGGGCCACCCCTTCGAGCTCACCTGCCGCCACCTGGGCCGCGCCCGCCTGGCCGAGTGGAGCGCGCGCGCCATGGCTGCCGGTGCCGATGACCTGGCCTCGTTGCTCGAGGTGGTCACCGGCTGGAAGGGCGTCGCCGATGCCGATGGCGTCGAGGCCCCCTTCACGCCCGAGGCCTTTGGCGCGCTGCTCGACGCCTACCCCGGCGCCGCCCTGATGATCTTCGGCGACTACCTGCGCGAGCTCTCGGAGGCCCGCGTAAAAAACTGAAGGGGGCGGTGCGCGCGCTGCTGGCCGCGCCGCCCGATGCCGAGTCGCAAGACCAGGCCCTAGCCGCCTTTGGCCTGGTGCGCGCCGACGATCCCGTCACCGCCGACTTCGAGGTCTGGCCCGAGCACGAGCGCGCCGTGAGCGTGTTCGTGCGCATGCTCACCCAGTGGCAGGTCGGGCTCTCGGGTCCGGTCGGCCTGCGCTACGAGTCGCTGCCCGTGGTGCTGCGCCTGACCGGCACGCCGCGCGAGCAGTGGGCCGGCGTGTTCGACGACGTGCGCATCATGGAATCCGAGGCGCTCAAGGCCTTTGCCGAGCGCCGCACCTGCTAGGTCCTCATGCCCATCATTTCGCAGAACGAAGCGCGCATCGTCTTCACGTGTGACGATCGCCTGGGGCCGGTGGTCAAGCAGGTGCGCGGCGAGATCGCCGGCCTGCAGAACCAGCTGGTGGCCCAGGCCTCGCAGAACAACGCGATGGTCTCGTCGGTCCTGTCGGTCACGCGGGCCCTGCCCATCCCCATCGCCGCGGTGGCGGCGGCGGCGGCCGCGGCGGCGGCCGGCATCAAGGCGCTGGCCACGCCGCTCGACGAGCTCAATGACGCCGCGCAGAACGCGAACGTGGCGGCCACGGCGCTGGCCAACCTGCGCATCGGCGCCCGCGAGACCGGCCTGCAGACCACCGATCTCGACAAGGCCCTCGCCAAGCTCAACACGCGCCTCACCGAGGCGCGCGGCGGCAGCGCCGAGGCCCGCCTCATGCTCGACGCCGCCGGCGTCGACTGGCGCGACACTTCGCTTGCCGCCGACGACGCGCTCAAACAGCTGGCCAACACCGTGTCCGGCTTCAAGGACGGCGCCTCCAAGGCCGCCTTCGTCGCCGAGCTGCTGGGCGAGAAGCTCGGGCCCAAGTTCATCGCCTACCTCAACCAGGGCGGCGACGGGCTCGAGCGCGTCTCGGGCGTCACCGCCGAGGCGGTGGCCGAGGCCGTCAAGCTCTCCGACGAGCTCGACAAGCTCTCGGCCGGCTTCGACCGGCTCAAGAACGCCGCCGCCGGCTGGGCCCTGCCCAAGGTCAACGCGCTGCTCGGCCTCAATGACGGGCCGCCCACCGAAGACCGCCTGGCCGCCATCACGCGCCAGCTCGATCTGCTCGCCGGCAAGGACGGCCGCTCGGCCTCGCCCTGGGGCAATCGCACCGTGGCCGAAGAGCGCGCCGCGCTGCTCGCCCAGCAGCAGGCCCTCAGCACCCAGGTGCTCGATCAGTTCCTGGCCAACGACGCCGACAAGGTCGAGCCGCCCAACCTCACGCAGTTGCGCGCCGACGAAGAAGAGGCCCGCAAGGCCCGCGAGAAGAGCGCCGAGGCCGCGCGCCGCCATGCCGACGCCCTGGCCGCCCTGCGCGGCGAGGTGGACCTGCTGCTGGCCACGCAGATCGCCCAGGCCGGTGCGCAAGACAAGCTCAACGAGGTGGACCAGAAGGCCCTGCGCATCGCCCAGGACCTGGCCGCCGGCAAGCTCACCCTGGCCGAGCTCGAGCGCAGCGGCACGCTGCAGTCCTTGGCCGACGCCGCCGCGGTGGCCGCGGCCAACGCCGAGCGCAAGCGCGCCGTCGAGCTGCAGGAAGCCCTGGGCAAGTCCATGGCCGAGGCGCTGGGCAGCCTGGCGCAGCAGTCGGCCGCCATCGAGCAGCAGATCGAACAGCAGCGCGCCGAGAACGCCGAGATCGGCCTGAGCGTGGCCGCCCTGGCGCAGGTGCGCGCCGCGCGCATCAACGACGCCATCGCCACCAAGCAGCAGACGCTGGCCGCGCTCGAGCAGACCGACAGCGTGATCCCCGGCTACCGCGAGGCGCTCGAGGCGCAGATCAAGCTGCTCGAGCAACTGCGCGACCTCAAGCAAAGCGGCGCCGCCAAGACCGCCCTGGCCGAGTCGGCCAAGGAGGCCGAGGCCGCCTGGCGCCAAAGCTCGCAGGTGATCGAGCAGACCCTGCTCGACGCCCTGATGGCCGGCTTCGATGGCGGCCTCAGCGCCGCCAAGAACTTCACGCAGCAGCTCAAGAACCTGTTTCAGAGCCTGGTGCTGCGCCCCATCCTGCAGCCCATCGCCC